TTACCCTTTTTGACAGGTGGGCGTTTACCTTTTTTTTCTTGAATTGGGTATGACATATAAACTCCTTAGATAAAGATGAGAGGGACGTTTTAAGCCCCTCTACCTTTAATTAAGTCCTAATTAAGGACCGTTAACACCGTAGATTGCACGTGGATCTGTCCAACCGAATGAATAACGCTCATAGCCTTTAGCTTTAGCATTCATTGTATCAAAATCATTGTCTTGATCAAATTGAATACCTACGCGGCTATAGTATTTCAAACCGTTTTGGATGTTAGTACGTACAAACCAAGCATTTGGTGATGTTAAGTAGTGGTTCATTACGATACCTTCTGGTAAAGCATTTGTCGCTACTAAAACGTTCACTGCATTGTTTGCTGTTGAAGGTGTATATGCTGACTTCATAATACGGTTAGCATTCCACCAGTTTTGACGAGCAACAACTAAAGACTTCGGCATAACATTGATCAAAAGACCACGGTCATTTTGGAAACCCATAATTGCTGTTAATGCATCTTCTAAAGAAGCTTCTGACAAGTCAGCTGCAACTGTAGGAGTGTTAGCAAAAGTACCACCTGATGTATTAGGGTGTGCTGTGTTACATAAAGAAACACCGTCACCACCTAAGTATGTACCATTAAATGCACGGTTGTAGATGTTAGCACCAACGTTTTCTTTCGTTTGACGGAAAGACATTGCTAATGCAGCAGCACGACGACGTGACACTTGCTCGTAAAGATTGTCATCCAATTCTTCTTTAGTTACGATATAACCAAGTGCGTAAGCAACGTGTGTGTATCGTGTTGTGAAACCTTGGATTTCTGAATCGTATGCAACACCAGCACCTTCAGATTTAACTGGAGCTAAACCGAAGCCTGTAAGTTGAACATCTTCTTCATAGTTCATTGATGATGTGTCGCTATCGAACAATTTAGAATATTCTTCTTGATGTTCATCATAGACTTGACCCCACCATGCTTTAATCCCAGGCCAGAGAGCCTTTGGATGTGAAGCGGTTGTTATAATACCAGCCATGTTATATTCTCCTTATTAAGCTGTGCCAACTGGGTTGAGGAATTGATGCTTGTTCCATTTTACCAATGCTTGAGCATAAGCACCAGGAGCATTATTAACTGCTTGAACTAGGCCAATGATTTGTAATGGTAAAGCTAATGAGCCAGAAGACGCAATAGCTAAGAATGAAGAAGCATTTAATACTGTGCTAGATAGCGGTGCAGATTGTGCTAAAGAAGTTTGGTTAGCTGTAATAGTCATACCAGCATTCTTGAACACGTCAGCAGCAGCTACACCAGTAGCATCACCTGTTACTTGGAAAATAACTGCTGGATCATCAACTACGAAAACGTAGCGAGTACCAGAGTTAAGTGGCAAGTAGATAGTGTTTAGAGCCAATGTAGTACCTACAAGAGATACACCTGGATCAGATACACGGATACCAACGATAACACCAACTGGTGTATCAGTAGTAAGAGCTTTTGTTACATAAGGTACACCGTTTGCATCGCTTGAACCAGCAACTTTAACAACATCGCCAATAGCGTAAGTGTTAGAACCGTCGTTAGCGATAGCATATAGGCGACCCTGTTCGTTATAGGCAGCACCAGTAATTGTTCCTACTGGAGACAAGCCACGAGGGGTATTTGCGTTAGCCATTTAAGACTCCTAATAAAATTTATTTAGTATTGTATTTGATACCTTCACGTGGAGTATAAAAGCCATCAGAGGATGTACCATCTTTAACATTTACACCACCGCGAATTGCATCATCTACGCGATCATTACGTTTTTGTAACTCTGCTTGATCTTCATCAAACCATTCTTGTTTAATCTTTAACAAGTATGCATAAAGACCATCGCCTTTCTCACTAGTACCAACGAGGTATCTTACCTTATCTCCTAAATCTGTATTACCAGATGTTACGCTATCTTTAATACCGCCCACTTCATCAGGACTGACAAACTCCCATCCTCCATCAAGTGCGGTCTGGACTCTACCTGGTTCATCATTAAAGATGTGTAGGTGGTATCCAGGGATTAAATGATTTACAGTTAACTTAGCTTGAGTACCATTAAACAAGTTCCTTTGACGTTCACGTGAAGGACGTTCTGTGGTAGTTCTAGTAAGTGCCTGTTCTTTTTTCTCTTCAATTGTTAATGCTTTAGCCATAATATTCTCCTTAATTCCAGTCGTATGAATCTACATATTCTTGTTTAGATTTAATCCATCCATTTTTAATGAATCGATCACATGCTTGTTTTGCGTCATCAGGTAAATTGTCATAAGACTTTTTACTAGAAGATCCTGATCCTCGTACACTACCTGAGGAATCTACTGCACTGCCCTTAGCTTTATTACCTAAAAACTTATTGGGCATGTACTCTCGAATCTTATCATCAAGCTTTTCTAAAAAGGCACGACTAGTAAGGTGAGGAAATTGTTTTCTTACAGAAGATCCTAAAGTGTTAGCTAGTTCGGTCATTTCAATATCATTACCAAACCATGTATTTTTATTTAACCAACCTTGTAGTTCTGGATCATCTGGAATACTTACTTGAGCAGGTTGTTCTGGCTCTGGTTTAGCTTTAGCAGCTTCCTTAGCCTCACGCTGTGCTTCTTTTAGTGAATCAATTTGATCGTCAATATCAACGACTAGATCACCGTTTCCTTCTGCAATAGCTTCACGTTTTTGTGACTTTAACTGAGCAATTTGTACTTCATACTCAGCAGTCTTACGTTCAAATGATTCTTTTTGGAACTTCTTGAACTCTTCAACGGATGCTTTAATGCTATCAATTTCTTTGGCTTTTTCATCCAATTTCTTCATAAGAAGCTCATTGTTCTTACGTAAAATAGGATTAATTTCCTTACCACGTTTTACAAATACTTCTGCATCAACCCAGTCATCTTCAGAACCTCTAAACTCTTCTTTAGGAACCCAACCAAATAGACGGGCTTCTTTTTGAGTTTGTTCATTAACTGCTTGTGCTTCTTGATCTGCATTTACTTCTTGTTGCTGTACTTCTTTTTCTTCTGACATGTTTTCTCCTAGTCGACTAATGCTACAACATCTAAATCATTAATAATACGATACTCTTTGTTATCATCACCCTGATAGATTAGTCCAGAGTACTTACCAAAGATTACATGATCTCCTACTTGAGCCCAGGGGCTTGGTTGGTCTAACCATGCTGTGTTGCCTAATTCGACAACAGTACCTTTTAGTTGTGCTAGTCTTTCTCTATCTCGGTTATCACCGACTGCAACAATAATACCGCTTTGTGTTACTTCTTCCACTGGATCAGGGAGTATTAAAACTCGATGTCCCTTTGGGTGAATCCCACTAGTATTTTGCATCTTCTCTTGCTCCTTCTACTAAATCCTCATATGTAATATTAAGGATATTTAAAACTGCATTACATCTACCTTTTACTTCTTCCTCATTATCCACGTTACCGCGAACAATCATTTCTTTGAGATATTCCCTATCGTTATGCAGGGACTTCTTGAGTGCCTTGGTCACTGGATGTTCCACCCAATCCAAGTACTCCTGCTGCGTTATTATCATACTCTACTGCTCCCTCAGTTGCTTTCATTAACATATCTATAGATCTTAAGATACCATCTTGGTGAGCTTTAGCAGCACCCAACTGAGTTTGTAACATAGCAATGTCATGACCTGCTCTAACACCACCAGCTTCCTCAAGTGCTTTAGCTGCTTCTGCTTCCATTTTGATAATCTTAGCTTTATTAAGCTCAGCTTCGTTTTGTAATTTAGCGATGCCAAGTTTAAATTTGGTTTCAAGAGAAAGCTTACGTTCTTGAGCTTTAATTTGCTCAACTTGAACTTTAACATCTGGACCTGGAGGTGGTAATGCATTTGGACCTGATGGATCTGGTAATACTTCCTCAATGTTAGGCACTTTAAGTGCTTCTAAGTATCGTTTCATAACGTTATATACATTAAAGCCTGGAACAGTTAATGCTGTTTGTTTTAATGCTTCTGCTTGCATAATACGTTGTGTATCAGAGATAACTTGTACATCTGCTGCAGGACGTAAGTCAACTGATGAATCTTTATAGTCTGAAGCTAGTACTACATTACCTGCAAACTTGTATTCATCTGATAAATATAATTGGTTTAATCTGTAAACTTTACGAAGTTCAGAATTTAAAGCTCTATAGATACGTTTAAATATTCCTGAGAATACTTTCATACCTTGGTCTACCATTGTTTGGCTTGTAGTTGCAGGTGTGTTTTGACCTACATTCTCACCAACCATAATATCAGTAGAACCAACAATACGTTCACCATAGTTAACTAAAGTTGTTAATAGTGTATATAATACTTGGCTAGGTTCACGAACAGGTAATGGGTAAATACCCTTACTTAAGTCTTCTCCAGTAGAATCCACATGCTTCCACTCAAGAGGAGCAAAATTGTAATTGCCTCCACGGACTTTAATTCCCCGTGAAAGAAATCCTCCTGCTGTATTAGCCATAGTACCTGTATCGATAAGCTGATTAATAATAGTATTAATAGACTCATTTAAAGGTCCTAGTAAAATACCAAATCCGATGTCATAATAACCACCATCTGGAGATGGAATGAAAGAGTATTTAGTAAAATAACTTTCAGCTTTAATATTAATGATTTCATCTTTAATGTTACGTTTAATAGATGACTCAAAATAGTTAGCTACAACTCGAACTACTTTTTTAGTAGGTCTGTGTACTGTAATGATGTACGGTTCTTTATAACCATCACCATCTAAATCTTCCCAACGGTGTTGTTCAAGAAACTCATAAGGAGTTCCTGAATCTGTATTGTAATCTTCTGTGCCTTGTTGTTTATCTTGA